ATCAAATAGATAGAATATTGAAAGATGTTGAGAATAAGATAATAAAGTTTATGGAGCAGAATCCTAGTGATTATGGAAGAGATTTAACAGGGTTAGGAGGTTCTCCAAGTCATATTGATGCATTAATTAGTGCAATGCCAAAGGTTGTAATAGAAGAAACATTTGGACCTTTGACTAAACGAAATAGACCTGATATGAGATTCAAAGTTAATAAAAAAATATACAATGATCTTGTAGAAATGTCAAAAAACACAAAAGCAAAAGTAAAAGGAAAAGCAACAGGTGCTATATTAGCCACTAAAGCAGGAAAAGCTATAAGTAAAAAACCAGCAGGAAAGTATGATAGAAAAGTACCAGAAAGTGATGTTTCTCTAGTTCGTTTAATGGGGCATATAAATAAAGCATTACCAAGACATTTAAAAGCAAATATGACTCCACCTGCCTTACAATATAGAGGACAAGGAAATCCGTCAAGACCTTTTGCAGGGCCTTTTAATAGAGGAGTAAGAGTTACAGCGGCAAGACCAAATCAAAAAGTAGCAGGTGGAGTAGATTTAGATTATACTTATGAAAAATATCCCTATCAAACATTTGAGCCAGGGTTTTTAAAAGGAGATGTAATGAGAGACCCTCGTAAATTAATAGAAGAAAGTATAAGAGATGTGTTGATTGAAAGAAGAGTAACAAGATTCTTAAATATGAGAAGAATATAATGAGTGCACAAGGAAGAACATATTCAACACGAAGAAGAGCAATCGTAGAAGCTCTAGCACAAAAATTAGAACAAATAAATGGACAAACTCCGTTTCGAGTTGCAGTCGCAGAAGTAGCAAGACGACTTAAATTTTGGGACGAAGTAGCAGATTTTCCAACTATTCACGTGGGAGCAGGAAGCGAATCACGTGAATATGCAAGTGGAAATCATAGATTTCGCTTCTTGCAAGTAACAATAAGATGTTATGTGCATAGCGAAGATGATGTAATTTATCGTTTAGAAGAATTACTAGAAGATGTGGAAGCAGTACTTGAGGATAATGATCCATTAGAGTATTTTGATTCCAATAATATTAAGCAATCTACTGCTCAGACGACCATTCTGAGTATAGATACAGATGAAGGAGTACTAGAACCTCTCGGCGTCGGTGAGATTGTCGCAGAGATAAGGTACTAAGGAGAAAATAATGGCAGACCAATTTTATTTTAGTCGGGATACGAAAGTCTATATGACACCTAGTGGATCAACCGCAGTTATGTGGGAGATTCCTGTGTTAGATGGATTTAATTTTTCTCAGGCTACAAATACAAGTGAAATTACTTTAAACGAAATGGCAGATGCTAATGGTAAGAGTAGAAGAAGTAGACAAATGTTTACAGATTCTTATGCACCAGCAGAGTGGAGTTTCTCAACTTATATGAGACCATTTGGAGCAGTACCAGCAGGTTCTGGAGATGTATGGGAGCCAAGTGGTTCTATTTCTGGAAACCCTCAGCACGCAGTTGAAGAAGCATTATGGGCATACTTTGTAGGAGCAACAACCTTTACTATCGGTACTGGTTCAACAGCTTCAGCATGGACAGGTCCAGACTTAGATGGTGGTTCACCAGCAAGTCCATATACTCCAATTACTAACAATGATACTAATTTTATTGTTGATTGGACAGCTTCCGAAGTAGCAGCTTTAGGAACATTTGACCTTTATTTCGAAATGGGTGGCGCAAGTAGTGGAACTAACCTTACTTATAAAATAGAAGGTTGTGTTGTAAACTCAGCAAGTATTGATTTCGATATTGATGGAATAGCTACAATTAATTGGAGTGGTATGGGTAAAATCATATCAGAAAGTGGTGCAAATAAACCAACACCTACAAAATTAATTGCAGAAGGTACAACAACAACAAGTAATTTCATTAGAAATAGATTAACATCACTAACAGCTGCAACAGGCGGTAGTGGTCTTTTTAATGCAAGTTACGATCTAGTTCTAACAGGCGGAAATATAACAATGGAAAATAATATTACTTTCCTTACACCAGAAACACTCGGTGTAGTTAATCAGCCGTTAGGAAATGTAACAGGAACAAGAAGTGTAAGCGGTAACTTTACTTGTTATCTAAATAATGATACAGGTAAATCAGCAGAGTTATTTGAAGATATTATTGAGTCAACAACAGTAATTACAAATGACTTTGATTTGACATTCAACATTGGTGGATCAAATTCACCAAAAGTTGCAGTTCAAATGCCAAACTGTCACTTAGAAGTTCCAACACATTCAATGGACGATATTATATCTCTTGATGTGAACTTCCATGCATTACCAGCAAGTATTGATCCAGGATCATCAGCTGCTAATTATGAAGTAAAAGTTACATATACAGGTAATGACTTGGCATAAATAATTTAACTGGAGGGCTTCGGCCCTCCACTTTATAGGAGTAAAAATGACAGAAGAAATAAAAACACCAGTTAGTTTAAAATCACTACTGACACCAAGTAAAACAGTAGAATTTGACTATCCAGGCATGGACGGATTCAAAGTAAAACTTTGTTATCTTTCCAGAGAAGAACTTATAAAGTTGAGAGCAAAATGTGTTTCTCAGAAGTTCAACAAGAAAACCAGAGGGTTTGAAGAACAACTTGATGACGAGAAATTTTTATCAGAATATACAAGTTCCGTTATCAAAGGCTGGAGTGGATTCCTTTACAGCTATGTTGCTCAGTTGTTACTAACAGCAGATGATGTAGGAAGTAGATCAGGAGAACTACCTTTCAGTCAAGAAAACGTAGAAGTTCTTATGCAAAATTCAGTAGACTTTGATCAATGGGTTACTGAAACTGTTGGAGAACTTGAAAATTTTACCAAGAGCAAGTAAAAGAAATACTTGCTCTTATTAAAAGAAAATTTAAAGATAATTTAGACATTGATACATATTTAAAAATATGTGAAGAATTGGGAGAAGAACCTGATCCAGATAAAATGCCGCCAGAGCTAGATGTCTTTCCATATGAAGTGCAAGTAGCTTTTTTAATACATAGCTTAATGCCTGATAGATGGGACGGAATGAGTGGAAGTTATATGGGTAAAGACTGGAGTTGTTTAGGTAGCTTACTAGATATATACGAAGTAGAAGATAAAAGAGAAATAACATATTTTTTAAAAGCAATAGAGAATGAAAACTCATCAGTCATAAATGATAAAATGAGTAAAAAGAGAGAAGCACAAAAACGTGCAAGCAAGGCGAACACAGGTGGAATATCCTCGTCTAATATTAGAAGAAAGTAATGGCGAAAAATACAAAAGGCGGTTCAATTGAGATAGAAGTAACGAGTAAAGGCTCGTTACAGAAACTAGGTAAAGAGGCAAGACGAGCGGGTAAAGACGTTGGTTCGATTGCAAAAAATACTGCAGAATCAGATAGACGACTTAAATCTTTATCAAATCAAACATCAAACTCATCAAAAGCTTTTTCTAAACAAGCCCAAACTATTCAAGGTGGGCTTGTTCCAGTATATGCAACATTAGCAGCACAGGTCTTTGCTGTGTCTGCTGCTTTCCGTTTTTTACAAGATTCAGTAAACTTTAGAAACTTAGTAGCAGGTCAAGCAGCTTATGGTGCCGCTACAGGTACTATGTTCTCAACTATTTCAAAAGCTGTGAGAGAAGCGTCTAATGGATTAATTAGTTATCAAGACGCATCACAAGCTGTTGCGATTGGTACAGCGGCAGGACTTAACGCAGGACAATTAGAACGTCTTGGTAAAGCTGCGTCAGATGTATCACTTGCTTTAGGACGAGATGTTGTTGATTCATTTAATCGTCTTGTTCGAGGTGTTACAAAAGCAGAACCAGAACTACTCGATGAATTAGGTATCATTTTAAGACTTGATCCTGCTTTAAAACAGTATGCAGCACAATTAGGAAAATCAAAAGAGGACTTAAACCAATTTGAAAGAGCTCAAGCTGTAACTAACTTTGTTTTAGATCAAGCAGAAAGTAAATTTGGAAAAATAAGTCAAGTTATATCTCCAACTGCTTTTGCTTTAGGACAATTCCAACAAGCTTTTAATGATATGCTAAACGATTTACAAGTCGGCATTGCAGGAATAGTAGATTTTGTTGCACCTTTCTTTACTCAAAATATTCAAGCATTTGCAGCCGCCTTACTTATATTTGTAAGTAGTATTGTAAAATCAATGCTACCAAACTTTGATATGATGGTTGCAAAAGGAGCACAAACAGTAACTGCACTAAAAGCGCAAATAAAACAAATGGAAGGAGAAGTACGAGTGTTAGGTGCTACTCAAACTATTAAATCAAAAGGTGGCGCAGAAAGAATGAGAAGAGAAGGATTGGCAGATGTTCAATCCATTGATCCTACTGTTGGGTCTCTTTCTAATCAACAAATATCAGCAAGACTAAGAGTTTTAAGATCAGGTAAAGAACTTACTGCCTTAAAAGGTATGACAGATGATAAAGTCGCAATATATACAAGCGGTCTTGAGAAAATGGAAGCAGCAAATAAATTTCATAAAGGAAAAGAAGTTATCGAAGTTCAAACAGCAGAACAGAAAAAACAATTAGCACACGCACAAACAACATTAAAACAAGAACAAGAATTATTAAAACAAGAAGAAAAACAACGAAGAAATGCAAAAATAGCGGTAGGAATATTTAGAGCAATATACATAGCTGGTTTTGTTGTAATGGCAGCTCAAGCAACTAAAGCTGCAATTAAATTTCTTACTACTACTGAAGAACAACGAGAAGAATTTGAAAAAGAAGCAAAAGCTGCAAAAGACCTATCAAACAATATTAAAGATATAAATAATAATTTAGAAACAATGATAAAATTAAGGGCGAAAGGTCTTGTAGATTCACCATTTACTCAATTTGCTAGATCGTTACAAAGTCAAAATCTCATACAGCAAGCACAAGATTTAGCAATGTTAGACCCTGAGTCTGTTAAGAGAGGACGAGGAAGAGCAGAAAGACAAGCACTACTAAATCAATATATTGTTGATGGCGGTCTAACACAAGATTTTATTGGTAAATTCTTAGATGACCAAATACAAGTTGATGAAGATGCGTTTGCAGCGGTAACTGGTTTCCTAGAAACATTAACACAATTAAGGGAGCTAAGTCCTACAAAGGCTTTTGATGATATATTTGCCCAAATGATTGATAATTTAGAAAAGAATGGTAAAATTATGCCTCTAACTTTAAAACAGTTCGGAGAGTTACAACAAGAAATTATTAAAACAGAACAATCAGCAAGGCAGTTTAATCAAACATCACAAGATTTACAAAAAGGTTTAACAGGATTAGCAACAAGTTTTGCTCCAAAAACAACTTTTATGAATATTCAACAACTTGTTGATACGAACAGAAAATCATTAACTGATGCTCGAAATATATTAAGAGATGATCTAAGTATTTTAGGAAGAGAAACGCTTAAAGATGAGAATTTTTTAGTGTCAGACGCTCAATTTGAAGAATTTGTAAAAAGACCTACAGCATTTTTAATACAAGATCTCAAACTTGATAAAGATAGAAGAAAAATCGTTGAAGATAGAATAGACGCCATCAAAGATCAAAATGACTTACTAACCCAGTTACAGCCTATACTCGATACTAACTTAATAAAAGAAAGAGCAATAAACTTAGAAGTTGCAGAGAACAAAACAGCTAAAGCGGCAATAGTAAAAGATGGATCAGCATTGCAGGCACAACTTACAAGACAACTAGACTTAGAAGAAAAAAGTTTAAATATAACTAAATCTAGAACAAAAGAAGAAGGTCTTCAACAATTAATTAAGTCAGATAAAATTAAAAAAGATCCAGCTCTTCTAAACGCATTAGAGCATGCACTTGAAATACAAAAAGAAATAACTAAACAAATGGAAAGCCAACAGCAATTAGCACTACAAGGTGAACGAATAAGACGAGATAGCCTTTTAAATGCTCAAAGAACAGCACAAGATACTACAGCACCATTCAGTATGGCGCATATGTTTGGATTAACAAGACCAATTTCAGAAGATGATATAAGAGGAACAATGGATCGAAATCCAGGCTTTACTCGAGAAGAGGCAATTCAAAATTTACAAAAATTTAATGCTCAATTAAAACTAACAGAAGTACAAATGAACTTAATAGACGGTTTATCAACAAGTATAGGAACTACACTAGTTGATGGACTAGCAAATGCATTTGTAGAAGTAGCAAAAGGAACACAAACATTTGCAGACGCATTTAAAAATATGGCAATTCAAATACTTGCAGATATCGCAGCAATGACTATGAAAATGGCAATATTTAGAGCACTAGCAGGATTCTTTGTAGGGCCTGTTGATACCTCAGTATTTACAAATTTTTCAACAGTAGATACTTCAACATTTACAAAT